TGGTGATCAGTTCATTCATGATGGATCCTCCTTTGCATCTGCTGGCATTTCCAGCAGCTCCTTGTATAATCCTGTAGCGACATCATTCCCGCCCAGATCATGATAGGCGTGGTAGACCTTCTTTATACTTTCTTTGGCATAGATCGGGCAGCAGCCTTTTTCAGAATACCTGTTGTAGTTGCTGACGATTGACTCCCGGAGAAGGCTCTGCACCCCCTCCGCGATCGCTTCGTTCTTCTTGCGCTCGACTTCCAGCCGGGCCGATAAAGCCTTATACAGAATGGTCAGCACGGTCAGGCACCCGGCAAAAAGCCATTCGACCCAGTGTTCTAAGATGTAAGTTATGATCTCCATTCTTACCTCCTTGTGTGGTTTTATGGTCACATGAAAAAAAAGGCCTTATCGGCCGGGCGCGAATATTCATAAATCTTTTCCTCATAAAATAGCAACACCTATGAAGAACTTGCATCTGACGCGTCATCAGGTTCGATACATATTATGCGATATGGAAAGCTGAGAATTTTAAAGTTCACTAATGTTGTAGCGTCAGACGACGGTATTAATTTATCTTTGGCTCTTGTGGAGACTGATCGACCAAGAAGGCTCGCAGGCGCTACACTTTTTTCGGCAACTGATAATTCTGCTGCCAGAGTCTGGATGAGACAGGCGGGAACGCTTGGAACAGTTAATGTCGCTTCCGGCAAAGTCTATGATGGCGAGTTGGTATATATAGTGGCTTAAGAGGAACCACAATTTAAATCACGATCTTTCCCATCATCCGGATCCACGCGACCGTCCTGCAGCTCCGCGGGCATGACAAAAAGACCGGATTGTCTCAGCCGGCCCTCATCTCATATCTGTCATTACTTCAGGCGCTTAGCAGCCTGCAGGCATCTGCCTTGACCTTCCCTTTATCCACCAACGCATACAGCAACGTTGTGTCGATCTTCTCATGGCCCAGAAGGACCTTAACTTCTTCGATTGGCATTCCCTTTTTGATCAAATTGGTTGCAAGAGTTGTTCTGAACCGGTGCGGATGCACCTTGTTTGCTATTCTTGAAAGATATATTTTCCCCGAAGCCAAAGAAAACAGCAAGGCATCAACTGTAGTGTTATCAGCCCTGCACAAAAAGATACGAGAAGCAGATGCTATGACTCCGTTTGTGAGAGATGACGCGACCGCACCCGTAATAGTGGCAAGCTTAAATCCGGGCGTGTCGATGCCGTAGTTATACAGATCCTCGACCGAGGTATACGTGGTCCCGGCATTCTTGCTATTTTATACATTCCACTTATGACCGAGAAGCCATCTCTGTCCAACCTCTCCAAGCGAAGACTTCGTTTGTAGCGTGTCCTGCATTGGCAAATAGCCTTGTTTCTGTCCCTGCTGTATGGATTGCGATAAGCCCCCGTCTTTCTGCGTTGCCCGTACACCATACCGTAAGATACGCTTGTTGCCCAGTGGGAGAAACAGCCGCCGTAAACTGCATATATCCCTGTTCGCCCGGCTGAATGGTGGAAAGGTCGCTGATTGCTGTTATAACTTTCGGGGCTACCACATCCAATTTGCTATTTAAAGCACTAACCCCTGACGTTAGCGATGCCAGGCTGCTGACCACATCAGCGGCCATCTCTGTCTTGTAGATCCCGCTGGTGTTCGAATACACCCGGAACAGGACAGCCTCTGCCTTTGTCGCGCCGTTTCTGATATTCCCGCTTGTCACGGTCGGAACCACCACCGCGCTTTCGCTCGTGGCCGCGGATCCGTCCTTCGTGTACAGCCCGACGCTTTCCACTCCGCTGGTCTTCGTATACCTCACATAGATGACCGTGCACCGGTACCCGCTGGACGGCTTGGAGATGGTCAGTGATTCTGACTCGGCCCGGAAGTGCACGCCCTGGAAAACGCCCTCACCGTCTGCGATCGTGACTGTCGTTCCGCTGTAGGTCAGCGCGAACTGCGACCCGATCGGCAGCACATAAAGACCATTTCCGACGATGCCGGCATTAAACCCCTGATCGTCAGCTGATGTGATATGCTTTTCCCCGGTATATCCTGTTACGATTTTCATAGTCAGTACTCTCCTTCAATCTTATAGTCGACGGTTTCAAGCCCGTTCTCGCGCTTCACAATCTTCCGGACGATCGGCTTCGTAACCACCGTCCCGGTGATATAGTCCCGCCCGGTGATCGTATCCCCGATCGTCAGGTCGATCTCATCGATATCCCTGACGGATGCCGAGAAGGATTTGAAGCTGAGCAGCTCCTTCAGCCGGTCAGTACCCGCCTGTTCAAGCATCTCCGTGTCCGCAAGCGTGTAGACGAAAGTCTCCGCGATCTCATCCAGTCCGAAAAAGGTCTGCTCGTGGCTGATGTTTCCATCGGCATCCGCATACAGATGTATGACTGACCGCTCGGCCAGCTCACCCTCTCCCAGGCAGATCAGATGATTGACGCCCATCCGGTTGTCCCGGTTCATAAAGTGCAGGTTGTAATCCTGAGAGATGTCAATGTCATCGCCGTAATTCTCTGCGGGCACGGCCTCGATCAGGACGTACCCTGACTCGTCTGTCTGCTCGTAGCTCAGCAGCAGCTTGTACCCCTGAGTCGCAAGCATGGCATTCAGTCCGTCGATCATCGTGACGTAGCGGTTGAACTGGTAGTTCTCTATCGTGCAGCCGGAGTCCTCTGAGCTGGCCACAAACAGGTCTCCGAAGCTGTCCCCGATGATCTCAGCAATGATCGCGTTCGCCTCTCCTGAGACGGTTCGGTACCCTTCACCCTCCGGAGGCTCGATGATCCTGTGGGCCAGATATCCGCGCCATGTGTAGCCGCGGACCTGGATCAGCTCCGTGACGGTAGATGCCTCGATATCGTTGATGATCCCGCCGTGCTCCGTGCCCGGCTCATAGACGCGCTTGCCGAAGTCCAGGGATCCGTCAAAGTCCGCATAGGTTAAAGTGATCTCGAAAGTATTCTGCCCGCCGACCTCGATGTCGACGTCAAAAGGGAGGAACTGCTCTTCCGCTCCGGAAGCATCTGCAAGGATTATGTCCACAGCGGCTCACTCCTTTCCTCGATGACCTGGATGGATATGTCGTTCCGGTATGGAGCGGAAATTGTATGCGTGCCCGGAGTCAGCGGTGCAAAAAAGTCCGCTGTTTTTCGCCTGCGGTTAAACAGATTCGTATCCCCACCATAGCGAGGAGGCTTCAATGCTACAATGGTTTTATCCCTCGTGCTGATCTCGATCCGGGTGTAGTCGAAAACGTTCTGATCCAGCTCATTGATGTTGATCTTCTCGACGCCGTCAACAAAGATGCTGCGGTTTTCACCCGGCATTCTGTACGGCTGTGTATCTCGGGTATTCCAGATTTCAATCTTCAAGTGAGCCGGAAAAGGAGATTCGATGGTGACGCTTTTGCTGAGATACTGCGGGGTATAGTCGTGGTCGTACCCATAGTTATATCCGAGATCGCTACTAATTGGAGTTATCTCCGGATACCATACAAGACTCTGACCCTTCTGCCAGAAGGGATACGGGCAATAGATACTGATCTGGTTCTGCGTATACGGATGTTTATAAAGCGTCTTTGACGCGATGATGTAGCAATCGATATGCCAGTATCCGTGCTGGATCCTTCCGGGAGTCATCTTCGCGATGTCATACTCAAAGGCCAGATGTAAATCATTCAGAGCATCTTTCCGGTCGTCAATGGATCCGGAGACGTCCAGCAGGGCGTCATACACCACAGAACGCTTATCAAATCTCGTGACCTTGTCCCCATACTGCAGGGCCACGGTTCTGGGGCTCCACTGGAAATCATGAAAGTTAGCCGACCTCGTGCGGATCGGCGTTACCTTCAGGTCAAAACTCTGTCCATTGGAGCTGTAATAGGTCAATGACATGCTCATGCGAACTGCACCCCCATATCTCTCATGATCCTGCCGGCTTCGCGGTTGTTCCAGTACACCCGGATGTTGGCTGACTGCATTCCTGCCTGAGCTGCTGCCGCGACTGTATCATACAGCTCGGA